TCAAGGCTCAGCCGATCGGTGAGAACGACACGCCGACCGAGAGCCAGATCACCTACAACCAAGTGGAGTTGGTGGCAAAACTGTGGGGGTCGGGCAACCGCACCCCGAACAGCCTCATCGAAGACAGCCCGATTGGGCTGGCTGACGAACTGGCGATCGAAAACGCGCTCGCCTTCGCGCAGGCATGGGACGATGCTGGCTTCATCGGTGATGGCGGGCCATCCTATCACGGCACGACCGGGTTGATCACTGCCCTCGCCAATCTCACGAGCGCCAAGGGTGTCGTGACTGCGGCGAGCACTCACACCACGTTCGACACGCTGACGATGACGGACTTCACGGCGGTCATGGCACGGCTCCCGGTCTACGCGAGGCGGAATGCCAAGTGGTATATCTCGCCCTACGGCTGGGCTGCGGGCATGGCTCGCATCATGATCAGCCTGAACGGCAACAAGAAGGATGATGCTGCCGGCGCGATGCCCGACACCTTCCTCGGCTACCCCGTTCGTCAGGTGGTGTCGATGCTCGGTGATGCCACGGGTACGGCGGGCAAGATCCTCTGTGCGTTCGGGGACATGAGTATGTCCTCCTCGTTCGGTGATCGCCGCCAGATTTCGGTCAAGACTTCGGCCGACCGCTACATGGAATACGACCAGACGTTCACGTTCACGACCGCCCGTGCGTCGCTCGTGAATCACGACATCGGCTCTGCGACCGTCGCCGGCCCGATCGTGGCACTCAAGGCTGCTGCCTCCTGACCATAACTGTTGACGCTGGGGGGAGGGTGCCCAAGCCCACCCCCCAGCGGACTCAACCGCACGTTCAATTCACCGTCACCGCCACCTGCAGGAGCATCCCTGTGAACTTCGTCGAAGCCTCCAAGACCGTTGCCGTGCTGGACGAGAACCTCACGACCAGCCAGACGCACGCGCCGGTGATCGACACGCTCGGCTTCGGCTATGCGTCGATCGACGTCGTGTTCGAAAAGGTCGCCGCCGCTGGAACCAATTCGGCTGTTTCCACCGTCCTTAAACTCCAGCAGGGGGACGGCACGACCTACACCGACATCGTCAATTTCACCGGCTCGACGGCCACGACTCTGCCGTCGACGGCGAACTTCACGATTCCAACCCCCGTCAATACGACCGCCGACAACGTGGTTCGTTTCGACGTTGACCTCAAGGGTCAGCAGGGTCGCTACCTCCGGATTCAGGCTACCGGACAGGCTACCGGGTCGATCTACACCGTCGCCCGTCTTTCCAAGGCCGAGCTTCCGCCGTGGAATGCTGCGACCAAGGGAGCGCTGGCTGCTGTCAGCGGTCAGCTTGGTGTCAGTCTCTCCCCGAACGTGACCTACGTCGGCTGATCGGCTTGACAGGCTGACCATGCTGCATGACGCCCTCGCGGGCGGGGCATGACGCCCCGCCCGCGTTCGTTTGCAGCCCCCGGAGAAGCCCACGATGCTGGTTGAGATTGGATCCACGAAGGCAGACATCCGCGTGAAGGCGGTCATGTCCATGCCGCGACTGTCATTCACCAGCAACCACATGGTTTGGTGGAAGGCGCTTCTTCCGCTTGGCATTGAACCGGCGATCATCCAGGGAGCGTTCTGGAGCCAGTGTTTGTCCCGTGGTTTCAAGGAAGCCATTGACGATTGCGAGTACATCCTTGCGGTCGACTACGATTCGTTCATGTCGCGTGAAGACATAGAGCAGTTGTTCGCAATCACAATGGCGTTGGGGTGCGACGCGCTCGCCCCGTTCCAGACAAAGCGCGATGACGGTCGGGTGATGATCACTCCGCTCGGGGCGTTTCAGGGGGCTGGCAAAACTCAAAGCGCACCCCTGACGCCTGAATGGTTTGGATCGGCGGTCCAAGAAGTAGACGCAGCACACTTTGGCTGCACGATAATCTCGACTGCGGCGCTCAGGCGCATGCGGAAGCCTTGGTTTCATTCCACGCCGAATGATGACGGCGAGTGGGGTGATGGCCGAGTGGATGACGATATGTTTTTCTGGCAGCAGTGGCGCGCGAGCGGCAACCGCATCTTCGTCACGCCGCGAGTGGTCATCGGTCACGGCGAGTACGTCGTGACATGGCCCAACACTGACCTGTCGGGGGCGGTTCACCAATCAACGCGAAGCTACGCATCATCCGGCAAGCCTGCCGGCACATGGAAGGTTGGAGGAAAGGATGACAACGGCTCGAACGCTGCTTGACCGCAGCCTTGTCGAATACCGATCGCTGATCCGGCTGACGCAGCCGACCGTGGAGCCGGTATCAATTGCCGATGCCAAGGCTCAGTGCCGCGTGGATGACACCGGCGAAGACTTGAATCTGTTCGCTGCCTACATCTCTGCAGCAAGGGGGTGGGCCGAGAGTTACACGGAGAGGACGTTCATTCACACGCAGTGGCAGCTTCGGACCGATGCCTTCCCGTGGGAGTTCCGCCTGCCATTCCCACCGATGGCAACGGCAACTGGTTTTACGGATGTCACCCTGACCTACACATCCGGAATCGTCAACGGTATCGGCACGGTTGTCACGCTTGATCCAAGCAATTACCGCGTTGATCGTCAGCAGACCCCCGGTGGCGTGAGAACGCTCTACGGTCAAACATGGCCAGCCTACATCGTGGATCGCAACTCGGTCACGCTGACTTGGTGGGCAGGGTACGGTGAAGACGGGACCAAGGTGCCTGCCGCCGTGAAGTCAGCGATCCTCATGCTCGTCGCGCACCTTTTTCGTAACCGCGAGATGACAACAGAAAGCGCGTTGAGTGAAGTCCCGTTCGGCGTAAAAGCCATGCTGAACACGGTTCGTTGGGGGGGCTACTGATGCCAGTCAACGCTGGAGAACTGGTCTACCGTCTCACGGTGTATCAAGCCGTCCAGAACCGCAACGATTCTGGCGAGGTGACGTTGACGCCTTCAAAGGTGGCTTCGGTGTGGGGAAACGTCCGCCCGCTCTCGTCACGTGAGCAGCAGCAGTACGGCCAGCAAATTGGAATCACGCTCTACAAAGTGGTCATAAGGTTTCTGCCATCATTGCGTTCTGATATGTGGTTCGACTATCGAGGGCGGCGATTGGAAGTCTCATCCATCGACGAGTACGAGAACCGGCTCTACCAGATCGTCACCTGCGTTGAGCGTCACATCCCCAGCGAAGCGAGTGGCTGACATGGCAAACGGAATGGGTCGCAAGCTCTCGTCGCTGGTGTTCAACTGGCTGACCACTCACGCATCAACGCAGCCCGTCTTCGGCACTCGCGTCTATCCGATCATCGCACCGCAGAACACCCCATACCCGCTGGCGTGTTTTCGGCGGGCCAGTACGCAATCTCCTGTGTCATTGAGCGGGACAGTGTCTCGTCCAGTCGTGATGCTTGAGGTCAAGGTCTACGACCGGAGCTACGCTGGCGCTCTGGATGCAGCCGAGAAGGTCAGGGCGGCACTGAATCGTTTCCGTGGGACGCTGAATGGATGCACGGTTCAGCGATGCACGTTCATGTCCGAGTCTGACGGTGCCGAAGTTCCTCAAGATGCCCAAATGTTCCCTGACTACACAGTGACTCAGACCTACGAGATTCGTGTGGAGGAGGACACAGCATGAGCCAGTGGAACCTTGACACCACCGAGGACAATGTTCGTGGGCTTGCTGGCAAGTACGACAACGCCAGGATCCCCATCAGTGAGATCACGGCCGTGATTGAGCGGGCGCTTCAGCCTGCTCTGGCATCGCTTCGCCAAGAAGTCTCGAAGATGGGGAGCAGGACCGGCCGACTTCGAACGTCTCCCGGTGTGGTCATCAAGCAGCTTGGGGCTGGCTCCAACGTGACCGCGATGGGTCTTGTCGGGTATCGCCACGGGGTCGCCCCTCATGCCGGCCTTGTCGAACGGGGGTCGCCGCCGCGATCTGGCCCACGAGGCAAGATGCCTGCGTTCAACCTTGCCTGGAGGGCATTTTTCCGCAACCGGAGCGTCATCGAAGAGACCATGAAAAGCGCAATGGTGGCGTTGGCTCAGAGGTCAGTAAAGAAACTGACCTGACGAACTGCAAGGGGGCGGGGGGGGGGCGGCACACTGACCTCACCCCTCTCCAGGAGCGACTCCCATGCCAGTTGATGACTCCCAGGGAACAATCCTCACCTTCGCTGGCTCGACGTTTGAGGCCACCAACCTCGACCTCGGCGGGTCCATCTCGATGCTGGACTCTGCCCACCTCGGGCAGGCCAAGGGGTCGTTCAAGCGAACCCAGCAAGCGCCGCTGAAGGATCCGCGGAAAGTGACCATGAGCATCCTCGGGACGGTTGCTCCCGCCGAAGGTGCATCGGGCGTCATCTCGCTGATCAGCTACGTCGCTGGCGTCACGGCCCAGCAGTTGACTGGGGCGACTGCCACCTGTGAGTCGTTCAGTGTCACTTGGCAGACCAACGAACTGGTCAAAGGTCAGGCGACGTTCAGCGTTGTCCAGTGATCTTGGGAGGGTCACATGGCCCAAGATGCCCAAGGCACGATCATCTCATGGAATGGCGTAGCGCTCGGGGAAGTCATCTCCATCGACTACGCGTTCGGGACGGCTGACGCATCTGGGTACATCCCTCTCAACGGTACGTCCCGGCTCAAGAAGTTCGTGCCGGGGGACGTTGACCCAGGGAGCGTCAGCGTTGTGCTGCGGACGGCCACGTCCATGTCCGGTACCAACGTCGGCTTGACGGCCACGCTATCAATTAGTGCGCCGGGCATCACGCAGTCGCATGCGTGGGCGATGTTCAATGAACCAAAGTGGCGCGGGACCGTGAACGCGCTCCAAGAGTATTCGGTCAACTTCAAGCTAGGAGGCTGATGTGGGGATTCTGACACGCGAGCAAATCGAAGCGGTCGATGACATCAAATCGCAGATGATCGAGTTTGAAGTCCCCGAGTGGGGAGGCTCGGTCTACCTTCGGACGATGACTGTCAAGGAGCTTGATGACTACAGCAATGCTGTCATGCGGGCCAAGGGAGTCGGGCTCTCAAACTTCCGCTCTCAGCTTGTCGCCAACTGCATGTGCGATGCCAATGGAGTGCGGCTGTATTCCAATGACGAGGTCGCTGCACTGGCGAACAAGAACGCCGTCGTTGTGGATCGGATCTATCGGGCCTGTGACAACCTCAACGACATCAGCCCGAAGAAGATTGAGGAGATCGCGGGAAACTCAAACGCCGGCCAGTCCGAATCTTCAAGCTCAGGCTCGCCGGCCATCTCAAGCGAACCCTTGAAGAAATCGACCGACTCTCTGTTGCCGAGTTCCGAATGTGGTGGGCTTTTGACCGACACCACGAACCATTCGGAAGAGAGTGGGAGCAGGTCTGGCGAGTTGTCGCAGCCTTGATCGGAAAGAAGGCAGACGGCACGGCGGTCACGATGGAGGATTGCACTCCGTACATCGCGCCGCCAATGTCGCCCGAGGAGTTGGCTGCGAGGCTGGCTCAATGGAACAAGAACAGTTCGGGGTAAGCGATGGCTGACCAGATTGACCTTGCGTTTCGCATCACGGCCAACTCATCGGGCATGGCTGCTGGCATTGCGCAAGCGGAACGCAGCCTTGACAAGGTCAGCAAGGCGGCTCGGGCAACGTCACGGGATTTTCGTGAAGCATCCAAGGTCGTTGACGCGGTAAAGACGCCTGCGGAGAAGTACGCTCAAACGGTCAAGCGACTTGATGATTTGATGTCGAAGGGGCTGCTGACCCAAGAGGTGTATTCAAGGGCAATTGAGAAGGCAGATGCCGATCTTCGTGAAGCCGGCGGCGGCATGAACGCCTACGAAGAGGCAGCATCCAAGGTCGAGAACGCCATCGACCGAATCACTTCGTCCGTCGAGAAGGTCGGCAATGCTTCAACCGCAATCGTGAACGCAGGGGAAGGATTCATTGACCTTGGCCTAAAGGTCGCAAAGGCTGGCGTCATCTACTCGACGTTCCGCGCTGTCACCATGAAGCGGTTCGGGACTGACAGCGTCCTGTCGCTCGCGTTCGGCTTTACCAAGGCCATTGGCGTCATCAAGGCCGCTGAGTACACGCTCAGGGCATTTGGCGTTGAAGCCGACGGTGCTGCGAAGTTCGCCACGCGAGCGACGGTTGCGTTCACGGCATTCAAGGCTGCGACGATGGCTGGCTTTACGACTGCTGGTGTGAAGGCATACGCGAGCCAACTCGATAAGACCTACGGAGCTTCAACGCTCGTCAGCGCGGGGCTGACAAAGATGGGCGTGTCCGCAGCCACTCAAACGAAGTGGTTCGCCACGTTGGTGACAGCAGTCGAGGGGGGGACAGGCATTCTGACCAGTGCCGTCACGCTTTCCGCGATCGCATTCGCTCAGTGGGCGGCAACCGCCTACCTCGTCGTAAAGGCGATGTATGCAGGCAAGGCAGCGGCCGAAGAGATGGCGACGTACGTTAGAGCCTTGGGTAATGAGGCCACGCTGGCTGGCAACTCGTTTCAAAACCTACATATCCAGAAGCTCCTCGACACCGGCAAGTCGCGTGAAGACATTCAGCGGCTTGGGATGGCAATCAGCGCGCTCGACCAGAAACACTTCGAAGAACTTGGCGAAGCGATGGAGCGCTCTTCCAAGGCGGCTGAGCGGTCGGGGACCGTGTTCTCAAGCATCGGCAGCACTCTTGGCTCTCCGCTGCTTGGTTTCTTTGCTGCTGTTCAAGAGGGATCGGCTGCGGTGTCGAATGGCTTCGCTGATCTTGGCAGCGGCCTGCTCTCGCTGTTGCAGCCCATCGGTCAAGTGCTTCGCCCGTTCGGGACGCTTATCGGGACCGTGGTTGAAGCGGCGATGAAGCTGTTCGGCACGTTTCTTTCTGGCTTGGGGTTCGCGCTTCGATTGGCTGGGGCGATGGCGCAGC